CCAACATATTGCATCGACCAAATGCCCAAATCTGTCCAAATAAGACCTTGTTGTGGGCCTTGGATACATTGGACAATTTTAGAGCCTTTTGGAATACGGAATGAACCAGCTTGATTTGTGATTAAAGCTTGCCATTGATTAAAATTATTGACATCACACCACGTCAAAAGCAACGGATCAACAATACCTGTATTTGTCGAACCCCATGCCACAATTTGACGTTGAGGCATCGCAACAAACATGCCTTGGTTAACAGGAGGCGCATTTGGAATAATTTGCGCAATCTGTGATGACACAATGGGGTCCCATTGATAAATGCCACCACCTAATGGGCAAGAAATAAGAATTTCACCCCAGTTATCTAATGTCCAGTCAACGGCATTGATAGCTGTACCAACTGTTGCAACTGGCGCTGTACCAGTACCAAATCCGCCAGAACCAAATGCGCCAATACCAAAACCTGTTCCGGCAGGTAATGGCCCTTTGCCAACATAGTATAGATAAAACGCATTGCCGCCATTTTGAGAAACAGTAGCCGTTGATAAAGCTGAAGCAGATGCCGCAATCGTAAATGTGTTTAATGGATCTGATATTGATATGCTGGAAACAAAATAATTTCCATAAATAGTCAATCCACCAACAAAAGTTGGAACAAGAACTGAGTATGTGTCACCAACCTGAAAGCCATTATTTGGCAAATAAACACTGACAAAGTTACTGCCGCTTGTTGTCGTAAATGCAGCAACAACACCACCAGTTGTGACTGATGATGTGGCGTTCATAGGATTACCATTAGCATCATATGTGTATATGATGTACGTGTTGGCATCCTGTGGGTAGCATTGATAAACGCCAAATAAAATTAAACCACCAACACTGATTTGCGTTTCAATGTTAACGACATCATAAGCCGTAACATTACGTCCTGTGTCAGTAATTGTGACAGCGTTTGAACCTGATGTTGTTGTTGCTTTTACTTGGACACTTACTGTGATTGTTTCAGGAGTAATATCGACAGGGTTGCCATTTTTAACAACTGTTAAAGCACCACCCAAGCCAATAATAGAACCTCCAGAAACATAAGTATATGTAGTCGTATTAGCATAGCTGACACTTGTTGATGTGCTTGCCGTTACTGAAAACGTGCCGTTATATCCACCTTGGCCAGAAATAACGCCGCCCGAAACATATGTGCCAGTTGTAACATTTGAGAAGCTGACACTGCCAGAGGAGCTTGCCGTAATTAAATAAGTGCCATTATATCCTGATGGATTAATGCCGCTTATGGTGACACTTGTACCAACTGGGAAGGTTATCCCGCCAGAGAAAGTAACAGTCGCAATTGTACCCGTGCCAGATGCACCAGTCACAGTGTTATTAATTCCTGTGACAGTAATACCTGTTCCAACTTTAAAATTAATTGGACCTGCGAATGTCAGAGTAACTGTAGATCCAGTTCCAGATGCGCCTGTCACAGTTACTGGTGCTTGTCCTTCAGCCCCTGCTGCTAAATAAGCATTTGAGTTGGTGTCTTCCCATGCCCATAAAGCGCGGACAATTGAATTAATTGGAGTTGTAATAAATTTACTCCAACCACCAAGCTTTTGAATTAACCCGCCAAGTGTGCGGTCAGGAATAAACCTAACCAGCTGGCTAAATGAAATAGCTGCCTCATTTAAAGCGGGGGTTTTGTTCTGATCGACCCCTGGTATGAGTTTAAAACTGGAATGAGGCATGTGTTAGCCCCTTGTCGGAGAAGCTGAAACAGATGGCGACTGAGACGACCAAGCGGCTGCTTCGTACTTCTTGCGGTTTTCCTCCAGTTTAGCCGATGCGAGAAGGGCTTGATATTGGGATTCATATGTCACAGCCATTGTCGGATCATCAACAGCTCGACCGAAATTGCGCTGATATGCGCTGACATAAATCATGCTTGCCATAATAAACAGGTCAGGCAAATACAGACTGATAAATGTCGTAAGATTGGTAGATGATAAGCTGTCGGGACGATATGTACCCGTAATTTCGCAAATATAATTTGCATCTGGATATGGACCCACAAGGAATGTGTAATCACCAAATGGGCAGAAATACTGTGGCAATCCAGTAGCTGAAGCGTTGTTAAAAACCTGATCCAAAAATTCTTTGGTCGTTGGTAGCAGTGGGTTCCTGACACCAGAATTTGGGTCAGACGTGCCAGCAGGTGTAATGACAGAAATCTGCTCTGGAACCACAAATATATTGGCTGGGACCACAATGCTGCGGCTGCCAACTGTCAAACCATATGCCGTTGTTGAAATAGACGTAAATAAAAAGTCTAAGTCGCGATACATGCGGTTTTCCGCATATGTAATCATCTGTGGCAAAATGGTCTGAAAATTGGTGTCAGTTGGGCTGACAACAGCCATAGTAGCAATCTGTGTCACGTAACTTGTCGTGCCAGAAACCGATCCGTCATAGGATAAACCTGTTGTCATTTAACACCTTCGCAATAACCAGTCCGGCGAGCGTTGTTTTCTTTCACTTCCCGAATGGTTTGGTCAGTATCTTTTGGAGACCAACTGACATCTTTCCATACATTGCACGCGCTACTTGCGTTCAAAGGAGTCCGGATCGCGCAACCTGCTAGGGTCACTGTCAATAGCATCAGCCCTGTCACCAGCTTTAATTGCCGCATTTTCATGCTCCACTGACACGGCCAATTCTTTGGCCTGATATTCTGTCACAGCATTAGATCTAATACTGTAATAAACTCCTGTCACGCACATTATCACAATAATAGCAAGTGCGATATAGCGACCGATGGGGGTGAACAGAAAAGCAATCATATGCCATGTTCCTCCATGTGCTGCTTACGGAAATACCAAATAGCAAATCCTGCCACCACAACAGCTAGCATGATGTCAAAATTGGTATTTGATAATAGACCTTGGATTTGTGTCAGAAGGTCATTAGCCGATTGCGCTTGTCCAACCACATCTTGAGCGTGGTCGGTGACAGTTTTGGCGGCTCCCGCAGCACCCAAGGCGGAGGTGACAAGAGCTGTATTTCCTTGCTTACTGCTTGCCATGGTTGGGGCAGGTGGCGTGTCGGGCGTGAGACGTTGCTCTTGTTCATCAACTGGTTTACCCCCTGTATTCCACCAATCACATTCAGCATTACGGCGACGAACCAAACCGGGCAACACTTTACCGCCACCCTTAGTCCATTTTTGCAATTCTGCCGGAACTTTATCAAATTGACCAGCATTAACACATTTTAAAAGTGTTGAAGTTGCTAAATTCCCCTTGCCAGCGTTGTAGCAAAAATCAACCAAAACATCGAACTGATGCTGTGTTAGCTCTACTTTCACTAATGACATAACGTCTTTTTCAAATTTGACCATGTCAGCAGCCAAAATGCGATTGGCGTCTTCCTGAGTTATTGTCATGCCTTCAGTTACTTCAGGAGCACCAGCGGCTGACGTATGGCCATATCCAATGGTTAAAATACCTGCTGGGCAGCGGTAATCAGTCAGCTTACAGCCCTCAAATGGTTTTGTAAGGGCGTTCAAACCACCTTCTGACATTTGCATGGGATTAGCCTTTCACTGTGAGGACATAAGCGACGAAAAACACAACTATAATTACCACAAATATGATGACAAAAACACTGCCCCACACCAGCAAACCGCGTAAAAAATTTTCACGCTCCCGTTTTGCTTTTTCAGCTGCCAGCTTGTCAGCTTTCTTAATACGGGTAATTTCTTCTTGTAGCCGCATCCATTCTGCGTAGCCATATTCAGACACAAACAGATTTTGTGCTTCCTGCATCATTTTGTTGATTTGCTGTTTGGCAGCATAGGCTTCCATAGCACGCTTTTCAGCCGTGTCTTTGGATTGGAAAAGGCTCTTTGGCGGGTCTGCTACAAGACGTGTGATTTCACCGACAGAACCCATAAGGGAACTGACATCCTGCATCATACCTTGGATTTCCTTGCCAGCGGCTATGCCTGATTTAATAGCGCCGTATGCCGTTTGCGCTAATGCAAGAATTGTTAAAGGGTCCATGTTTAACCATGCTGTTCTCCCCCTTAAACTAAACTACTTATCTGCTTTATGGTCAAGCTTATCATAAATACGCTGAAACATGTCTTCAATGTGTTTCATTGTATTATTGAAGTCATCTTTACTAACATAACTTTTTGGCAAATCTACTTCAATTTCATGAATTTGGCTTTGTAATTGGCATACAGACTCCCATAATGTTCTTGCGAACCAACCAAAGACAGTTAAACCAATGCCAATAGCTGTGTTTATGAGAGTCTGCGTGTCCATAATTATTCCGTTGGTGCGTCTGGAGTTGCTGTTGCTTCTGGAGTAGGAGCAGTTAACTGGCCTTCAGCATCATGCTTAATTTTAAAGATGAGCTGTTGAACCTCAGCAAATGGACGACTGCCCAATGCACCAAGGATATAGTTAACTTCATCGACTGTTAAGCTTAATGTCACGTTCATTGGTTACCCCCTGTTTGAACAGTATTTATATATCATTTTGCACCTATCTCGCCAAGGCATAACGGAAAGGATTTTCAGCGAAAGCAGCGTAAATGTATGACCCTCCGCTTGCATTAAGATCAGCAGCCGTACTTCTTAATTTAAACCCGTTAGAAACAACGTCTAAATCTGTAGCGGTTGACCCAGCGTTGGATAAGTTGGGGTATAATTCTTCACCGATTACGTTATAGGTGTTGCGTGATGTATCCCATATATACCAGTTACCTGTTGTGTCGGTACGTTTAATGAGAATAAAGCGTGGGCGAAAATTTGTAAACACAAATGGACCATCCGCACTACCATTA